AATGAACTATAAACAGTTTTCACAAAATATAAAAACCAAATATCCTGAGTATCAAGATATAGACGATCTAGAATTAGCAAATAAAATGATTGCTAAATATCCACAATATCAACAACAAGTCGAATTTGATGATGTTATTGAACAAGCACAAACAGAGCCAACAATAATGGAAAAAATACGTGGCATATCACCAAAAGAAGTTATAAAAGATACGGCAAAACAAGGAGTTAGTGACATTTTAAGATTAGCACCTATTGCAGCAGCCTTAACCCCTATGGGATTAGCAAGACAAGTTGGCGTTACTGCCATAAGCCGTGCAGGTAAAGGATTATTGGAAGGCGAAGAAGCACCCGAAGCGTTAAAGGCAGGAATTATAAGCGGAACAGTTGAAGCAGGTATTGGCAAAGGTTTAAAACTTGCAAAGCCAGTGGGCAAAGCATTAGAAAAACCAGCAAAAGAAACAGCAGCTTTTGTTGGTAATATTTTAAGTTCAGTACCTAAAGAATCAATAGAAAAAGCGTTAAGCAATCCAAGAATATTAAAAACCAAAGATACTTATAATGAGCTTGGAAATAAAGCAAAAATAAACAAAATTACTTTTGTTGGAAATAAAATATTTAAAGATAATAAATTTACATATACAACATCATAGTTTTCATATATGTTTTCTGTAAAGCTATCTTTAAGTTCATATCCTGGGCCATCTACAATTAATTGATCGTACATTGGAAATGGATAATTATATGTAAGGTTATATGCTTTATTATAGTCTTGTTCTATAAATGATTTATTGTATTGATCAGAAAGATCTTTACAGATTTGCTTAAGCTCTGAATCAGGACTTCCACTTATCAATATTTTATTCATTAAACTCACTTAAAAATTGTTTTAAATTATCAGATTGTCCTATACGAACATTAATAATTCCATTATAATAATCATCAGAAGCTAATACGTTTCTATCAAACTGCTCTTTTGCTTCTAAGTAACCAGCGCTTCCTTTACTAGGGCAGAAATATAATATCTCTCTTATAAATTTATCTTCCCCTAAATCAACTACATCATTCTTTAGATGATCAGATGACCCCCAATAAGTTCTCCAATCACTTTCTTTAAACGATTTTCTTTTTCTCTTTTTACCTTTAAGAGGTGGTCTAGTTACTTTAAACTTGGCTAGTTTTTTACCAACATACTTTCTATTGTTAGTAGTATTGGTAATTATATAAACAAAAGCTTCACAATCATCTGGTAGCTCATCTACTACTTTACCTTTATAGGTCCAGATGCTCATCTTCATAATCTTGTTCGTCTCTATACTCAAGCTGTTCACCACAGCTAGGACAGAATTTCACTTTAAAAATTTTATCTTCATGATTAACTTCACCTTCGAAGTCACATTCCATGCATAAAACTCTTGTGATCATTGCATTGTCTCCTCGATAAATTTACCTATAGTTTGAATATCATCATCAGAAAGCATTCCAGCTTGAGCCCACATTGTTGAGCTCATGTTTCCTACTGTTTCTCTGTTCTTGTAGGCGTATAATCTTTGAGATACATATTCGTTATCTCGTCCGGCCAACGCAGGGAATGGTCCCATCCCTTGGCCTTGTTGTCCATGGCACGCAGCGCATCCCGCCCAAAGTCCTCTAATGGAACTATATGGATCTGATGCGGCCTCTGCTTTTTTTGCTTGAAGGATTTCAACCACTGTACCATTAACTTTAACATATTCTTCATAACATTCTCCATAACATGATCCAGTACTACTATACCCTGAGTACTCTAAGTCTGGATATATCTTAAAACCAAAGAACAATGCTATTGCCATTGTTCCAAATAAAGCCATTCCTAATTCTTTCATTTATAAACTTAATCCCTTAAACGTATCCTTATCAACGTCTTTTTTAACTCCTCCAACAATATAGGAAGATATTTCTGTTTCTTGAGGAGCAACTTGAACATCACCTCCGCTAATCCATTTCTGAGTCCATGGAAGAGGGTTACTCCCACCTTTAAAATTATGTTTTACTCCAATAGCAGAACATCTTTTAGCTGCTATCCATTCAACATAATCTTTTAGCACATTAGCATTTAAACCAATCATTGAACCGTCTTTAAATAAATATTCAGCCCATTTCTTTTCCTGGTCTACTACTTCTTTAAATATTTCTAATACTTCTTCTTCTGACTGTTTAGCTATTCTAGCCATCTGCGGATCGTCTTTAACAATTAACTTAAGTATAGATGTCGTTGACCCTAAGTGTAGATTTTCATCTCTTGCAATAAACTTAATAATCTTAGCATTACCTTCCATCTTCTTTAACTCAGCAAATGCCCAGCTACAAGCAAATGAAACATAGAATCTAACTCCTTCTAAAGCATTAACAGCATTTAAGCATAACCATAGAGCTTTCTTGTGCTGTAAAGTCCCGTAACTTCTGGGATCATCATTGTATCTTATTAGATTATCATAGTAACGTGAAATACTATCAGAACAGTCTGTGATCTCTTTTATATTAAGCATGTTATCAAATACAATAGAAGGATCAGAGTAAATATTCCTAATGATGTGAGTATAAGATCTACTATGAATAGTTTCAGAAAAGGACCACGTCTCAATCCACGTCTCCAACTCTGGAAGCGAGACGATAGGTAAGAACGCCAAATTAGGAGCTCTGCCCTGTACAGAATCGAGTAGTATTTGCCTTTTAAGGTTAGAAGTAAATATATGTTGTTCGGCATCTGATAAGTCCTTAAAGTCTTTGTTATCCCGAAGTATGTCAACTTCTTCTGGTCTCCAGAAGAACCCTAATTGTTTATCTGTAAATTTATCTAACTGTGGATATTTTATATCATCATAACGAGCAATATCAACACTTCCATCGAAGAACATCGCTCTATTCTTAGAACTGCTTTTATTTATTTTGAAAACGGACATTTCTTTCCTCTTGTGTATGGGTTTTTGTTAGTTCCAAATCGTATATTTTCTTTAAATCTATTCCAATGCTGACGGCCAGCTGGCATAGGGCCCCAATTATTATTAGGTCTTACTATGTTAGAGAAGAAGATTTCATCATCTAAGTAAGCGTGCCATCCATATAGTTCAGCATTTTTTTTACCAATTGGAATTGTATAATCTTCCAAATTTACTGCTTCTGGAACAAAAGACATATTATCTATTTTAGTAAGGTCAGTTGAACCTAATTCAATAAAATTAGTACCGCTTTGATCTTCAAAATATGGCTCGTATTTTATATTAGTTTCATTAAAATTTTCAACACGCTTAATATATAGCTGATGAAATTCTTGAGTCAGATCAGGAAAGTCATCTTTTACATATAATCTATGTTCTGGAGCAGGACCGTTATAGGTTCCATTATATTTTAACCAATCAATTCTTCTTGGAGTAGTTTTATGTAATAGTTTTTGATTATGAAGATTAAGACTAATATTATAAATATATTCATCAAATACGTTATGACCAAATATTTCATGTATTATTATATCTGCTTCAGGAAATATTAAATTTCTTGCATCTCCTTGAATAAATTCTACATTATCAAAGTCAGCTAACATTGTTTTAGCTACGTCTAAGTACTGCTTAATATAATCAATGCAATAAACTTTTTTAGCTCCATTTTTGAGAGCAAGATATCCCATTATCCCAGGGCCTGTTCCTAGATCAATAATTACTTTATCTTTGGCATGCTTTTTAAAATACTTTTCATACGCATGCATTTTATTATCATCTAAACAGCATCTTAATTCCCAACAAGCGAAATCATTATTTGTTCCTCTTAATCTAGGACTATTAGATTTTGCAGGCATCGCAGTCATCATCCTCAAAATCTTCTTCTACGCCTGTACCTTCTGCATAAGGGTGTGCAGGCTCTTCAAAATCATCAGTAGCACCATCATAAGTATTAAAGTAATATAATTGTTTACCTCCATACTTATAAAACATTAACATATGTTGTAGCATTAAGCTCATAGGTATCTTTTCATCTTCAAAATGAACAGGGTTATAAGATGTATTAACACTTATACCTTGATCTACATATTTCTGTAAAACGGCCATAATTTTTAAGTATCCTTCTGGTGACTTCTGGTCCCATAGTAACTCATATTTGTTCTTTAAATGGTGTATTCCAGGAACCACTTGCTTTAGTATACCATCTTTACTTTGCTTTACAGAGACTAAAGCTCTAGGGGGCTCAATACCGTTTGTAGAGCTAGATACCTGGCTAGACGTCTCAGAAGGCATAAGCGCCATAAGAGTACTATTAGATATACCAGAGAATTTTAACTGTTTTCTTAGCTCATCCCATGGCATTCTTTCTTTATGCGGTATTAGTTCATCTACATCTTTCTTGTAAGTCATGTTAGGAGTAATACCTAAATGATATTTTGTTTCCATAGAACCAGGACACATACCTTGTTCTTGAGCTAGGTCAGCAGATGCTTTAATTAAATAGTAAGACCAGGCTTCTGCCCATTCATCTACCATCTCTAAGTTAGGTTCAGAATATGTCATATTATTCTTAGCCATCCAATAAGCGAAGTTAATAATACCAACGCCTAATGGTCTTCTCCACATTGTACCTTTATAAGCTGCAGGGACCGGATAATCTTGGTAATTGAGTAAGGCATCTAATGCTCTTACTGCTAGGTTACATGGCTTTTCAAAATCTTTAGGTTCTTTAATGTTACCCCAATTAATAGCCGCAAGAGTACACAGACTAATCTCACCATT